GAGGAATACAAAAGCTCGAAGATCGCCCGGTCTCTCATGCCATAGGTCGTGTAAAAAATCGGCTTATCAAGAAACTCCACGACCTCCTTTTCGTTTGGAACATGTTTCGGGAGCTTTCCGGGAGTTCTCACGCCTTCGATCTTTGCCGTGGGGCTCACTGCGATAAGACCCGCCCGTTCCATGTACCTGTAGAAGCACCGCACGGTCGAGAAGCGGTGATAATAGGTGTGATCGCTCACCTTGGGCTTTATCATTAAAAGATAGGCCTCGATATCGTCCGGCACCGCATCCCGAATCGCTTTTTTACGCTCTTCAAGGAACTGAAAAAATAGCGAAAGGTCTTTTCTTGTGGTTCTAATGCTCCCGGCTCGGTGACCGCGGTCGTAAAGATGCTTGAGATACCCCTGAAGCTCGTTCATTTTGACCCTGACCCCTTAAGAGAGGATGCATACACGTCCTTAATCAATCCGGCCGGGTTTTCCGCGATAACGCCTTTTTTGACGAGTGATTCGTAAAAAGCCCTGATCCGGGTAAAACTCGAATAATACGCGCTTCCGCTTCGTTCGGCTTTCCTTTGGGAAAGATACTCCTCGATGTCATCGCGCATCGCCTCGCAAAACCCCTTCTTTTTCTTCTTCAAAAGAAAAAGCCCGAAGAGGCCGAGATCCCTTCGGTATAAATCGACGCTTCTTTGTTTCACGCCGGATTTCGAGACCTCGTCCAAATAATCCCAAAGCTCTTTCATGATTCCTTCTGCTCCCTGGGATGCGTCTTATCGTGGACTTCTTTTAAGTCGTCGATCACAAGGTGCGTATAAATAACGGTCGTCTCGATGGACTCGTGGCCAAGAAGCTCTTGAATAAAGCGAATATCGCACCCGCGCTTAAGCATATGCGTCGCACAGCTGTGCCGAAGCGAGTGGCAGACGATACGCCGCGTGATCCCGATTTTCCTCGCGTGCATCTTAACGATGCGGTTCGGGTCGTTTATGAGAAGCTTCCGGCCGTTTCGGGTGACAAATAGATACCCCGCGTCGTCGGACTTCTGCAAGGTCATGCGGATATGCGTGACGTAAACTTTAAGCCATTCCACGGCGACCCTGCCGACCGGCACAAGACGCTCGGATTTCCCAAGTCTGCCCTTGCCGTAGCGGATCCTGAGTTCCTCTTTATCGAGATCAATATCCCGAAGGCCGATATTGATAAGCTCCTCCGCCCGGACGCCCGTCGAATACAAAAGCTCTAAGATCGCACGATTCCTGATATCAATGGGGTTGTCACCTTTGGCCGATTCAAGAAGCTTAAAAGTCTCTTCTTCGGTTAAAACCTCGCGTAGCTTTCTATTGCGAACGACCGGAATTTCGATTGTCGCGGCTGGGTTATAAGGAATGAGCTCCGTTTTCGATAAGAAGTTGTAGAAGCTTTTTAAGGCGCAAATTCGCCCGACCTTGGTTGACTGGGCAAGCGGGTTTCCGTCTTTAATCCTTACGCTCGCGTAAACCTCGTTTTCGTATTCGATGAGATCCTTTTTCGAGACATCGTCCAGACGCTCGATCCCGCGCTTTTCAAGAAACGAAAATAGATGGCTTAAATCCTTTTCGTACTTTTCTAGCGTCCGCTCGGAATAATTTCTGACACGCGAATACCCGAGAAACTTGTGGAGCGTCTCTTGGAAACCGAGACTGCCCTCGACTAGCACGGGACGCCGAAGCTTAGATTCTTCTTTTTTCTCGAGCGTTTCGTTTAAGAAAAACGGTGTGCCGCTCATCTAATAATCACTATCATTTGGTAGTGTTCCTCGTTAAAAAAAATGAGCCCAACCTGAAACCGAGGGGATAGTACCTTCCACGACCGGGGTAATCAAGCGCTATATATAAAGGAAAGCGCCCCATTTTTTCACCCGTTAAGAAGGCTATAAACCCGCTTTTATCCGCCCGACAATCTTTTTCGTCTCGACGGTCTGTCTCGCCTTGAGCGCGTCATGAAGAGCTTGAGAATCAACCGCCCTGGCTTCTTTGATCGCCGCAACGGTCTGCTTCATGGCATTTTTGTACTGCGCGTATTTCTTGAAAAGAAATCCTATCGTGGCACCCGGAGCCAGAATTAACCCGAGAACGACCAGGGCGAAAATCCAGAAACTCAAGCCCCCGATAAAGCTTCCGATCCTTTCGATGAAGCCGACCTTTTTCGGCGTCGTGTCAAGACCGGCCGAAAGCCTCTTTTCGGTTCGCTGAACGATAAACTCCCCTTCGCCGGTCTTGATCACCTTCGGCTCGATGATTACTTCCTCATTCCAGTTGTAGACGGTTCTCGGTTTCTCGGGCGGTGCAAGCGAAGGGAACTTCGGCGTCACGGAAGCGCACCCGCACAAACCCAAAAGGGCAAACCCTAAAAACACGATGATTGTTTTTCGCATTGAATTATCCCCCCACTCCTAAAAGCGCCATCGATCCCTTAAGAAGACCTCCGCCCCCGTTTATTTCAAAGATGAGGTCCTGTCCCACAAACTGATTCCAGGTTCCGTTGAAATATTTTGCGACGCCGCTGTCATAGCTTGGTGGATTAAGCTTCCCATACCAGTAGTACGTGCTGAAGTTAGGGCCCGGTTCCGTCGTTCTTTTTAAGACAAGCCAGTACGTTGTATTCGCTTGAAGCGTAAAGGCCTGAAACGAAACGCTGACGTAGCCCTCGGCGGTTGGAATATCCGCCTGCTCGAGCGTCGCAAGTGCATTTGAATGAACAAGGGTCCCTGAGGGCGAGCCCGCGCTGTCCGTTTCGATTCTGACCTGAACCTGGGCTTGGCCGGAGTTTCTCTGAAGATATACCCGGGCTCCCGTAACCCCGGCTTGGGCTTGTATCTGAAAACTCTGCCCAGCTCTTGCGATACTGCTAAAAGCTACGTTGCCGATCTCATAGACCCTGTCCCAAGGCAGACTTTCAAACGAAGTAAGCGGCATGTCCTACCCGATTAGCGCGTAGGTAATCGACCCTGAAATCTGAACCGCGGCCGAGAGATTGAGATTCAGTTTCTTCCCTGCTTCGGTTTGGATCCACCCGTGCGGGTTAAAAGGAAGCGACGCGCCTCCGCTGGCCGCCAGAGGCAATGCTCCCGTGAGGTCCGCCGCGCCGCCACCCGAATCGCTCTGAAACTTCGCATTCACAGCGCCCCCGGCCACAAAGAACATGCTCAACACTCTGATCTTTTTACCCGCCACCGCCGCGATGATTTGATTGTCGCCGATTCCCGCGGCGTCGATTTTGGTTCTGTTGTCCCCGTAATTTTCCGTGATGAAATCCATCTTTATGCCCCTCCTTTTAAAACCCGATATGGACGCTCGAGAAGCCTATCGAGCTTATCGTTTGTGGTTTCAAGTTTTACATCGATCTTTGCGATGTCCTTTGATAGCCCTTTAAGCGCCTCCTCAAGCCTTGCGATCCGCTCAACGCCCGAGACCTGCGCGGCGTCCACGGTGTTAATTTTCGCCGTAATTCCCGCTATCCAGAAGGAAGCCCCGGTAATCAAAACCCCCGTGACCGTTGCAAGAAGCCACCACAAAATCTTGATGGCTTCTCCGTTTGTCTTACTTTTTCGGCTTGAAGCACCTTCCAAATCCGCCGCGCAGTCTTTCACCTTTAGACCTCCTCGGCCACAATTTCCAAAATTATTTGATTTACTTCCTCAAGCTCTTTTTCGAGATCGGTCTTTCTTACCTTAAGAGATGCGAGATCGATTCTTTTCGTGACCGTCGACTCACGGGTATAGACGTTTACCTCTCTGATCTTCCCGTCGACTTCGGCGGTGAACTTCTCTCCTGTTGGTTTGAGCATAAATCCCCCTTAAATGTTCTTAAGCTCCATCAAATTTGAAACCTTATGCGTCAAAAAGGTCGTCAGGATGTATTTGTCCTCTGACACCGGCACTGATCCTTTGTGAAGATGCGTCCAAGCCGCTGGAAACAAAATAAGTCTGCCCTTTGTTGGCTTGACACTTACTTTCTGATAAAAGAACTCCGTCTCCCCGCCTTCTTTCACCGTGTTTAAATAAATGAGGCATGAAAAAAGCCGGTTTATTGTCGCGTCATTTCCGGCATCGATGTGCCAATCGTAGAAACCTTCGCCCTTTAAGTACCGCGTCATAAAATACCCCGTGTCATAAACCGAGAAAGCCTTTAAGACCCCGAACATATCAACGTAGGTGTTGAACGCCCTGCCGACAAGCCGGTAAAGCTCATGGTCGACGTCGGATCCCATACCCGCTTCGCCGCTTAAATCAAGATCCATTGAAATCTTTGCTTTTGTGTTTACGACGTGATTCCCTGATGCGTCGATCACGCGCCCTTCAAGTTTCAATTGAGAACACTCAAAAAAAGAAATGATTTCATTACACAAGTGATCGGGAAGAGCGTTGTCTTCAACACAGATAAACGAGTTTTTCTCTATTTCATGCATTAGAAATTCCTCCTTAAATTTTTACCGCCACCACAAACGCCACGAAAGGCGGCGTGAAGCTATGCTGATGCGGCGAAAAAGAGCAAGAAAGCGGCGGGTTTGATCCTGACGGCTGGAATGCGCCGTTAAGGTCGTTTGACGTCCTTGGCGGCTGGGTCGTATCCCCTCCGGACTTGGTGAGCGCTCCCGTGAGGTTTGTTTTCGCCGCGCCCGAATCATCCTGCTTTGCCCCGACCACGAAACGGTCTCTTGCCTCCGGTAAATTGTAGGTCGTGCTTCCGTCGCCCGTGCCGTACTGAGTGCCGATCACGTTAAAAAGATCGTCAAAAAGCGTTCTTGAAATTGCCGATCCATCGCAGTGCTTCCAGCCTTCGGGGAGTGACGCGATTGTCCCCGCCCATTCCATGATCTCGCCTGGTTTGGTTCGGTCTCTTAAATTCTTCACTGACCACTTGTCGATGTCGGAGCTTCCGTTATTCACGAAAGAGGCGAGCGCCGCGAAGGTCGTGATCCCGCTTGGGGCGGTTTTGCTTAAGCTGAATTTTCCGGTGATCGAAGTGTTTGCCGCATCTGCTACCGCGATCACGTAATATCTTGTATTCGCGGCCTCGGCTCCCGTGTCCAGGTCCGCGAAGGTCAGCGTAAGGTCGGCGGTTAATTTACGCGGAACCCGAATTGAACCCGACGCGTTGGTGCACCAGATAACACCCGCCTTGATTTTCAGCGACGTGGCACTGACCCACTCGACTCTCGCTTCATTGACCGGATCCCCCAGAAACCGCAGATATTCCAAAAGATCGACGGATCCGCTCTGGGGCTTGCCCGATGCGCCGACAAAGGTTTCAATCGCATCCACCGGCACGTAAGCGTCGTTGACATCATCTGCTTGGATAATGTCAACGCCGTCTTGGAGTGCTGTCTTATTGTCAACGCTTGTGGGATAAGAAGTGGATCCAGCCATTTAAAGACTCCGAAGCCTTAGTGCGTTTTGCTCGAGTTCGAGTTTTCGTAATGCGGCCGAGGCCCTGGAATAACCGATGGAAGTGCCAAACTGCACTTCCGCGTGAACCCGCCCGTCCTCGGGGCTCATCTGATACTGCACGCGGTCGACTTGGTGCTTTGCGACCCCGCCATAAAGCTGACCTGACCCGCCATTCAAAACCGATCCGTAATACTTGTTTGACCCGCCTGCGGCCGTCGTTCCGTAGATCGCCCCTGTTTGGTTGTTCTCCGGGTCCACGACGGAGGCCGCGCCAATCGGTAATGCCGCTTCAAACCGCTTGGTGGTGTTTTTTAAACCGACGGAAAGCTGCCGCGCCGGGATGCCCCGCTGGCGCAGGATGCTTGTGATGAATTGGCTTGCAACGTTTGTGGTATAGATAGAGCCGTTCGAGATAATTTCCTCGTGCTTGCCGTAGCGGTTGATACTCGACTGCGACTGGCCTGTTGCTTGAAAGACAACGCCGGGGCTTGCCTCGCCGCCTTCAAAGTAAATCTTGTTCACGATGTTTTTAAAATCCACCCGGTCGGTGATCTTAACTACTTTGTCGCCTAGATAAAACACGTGTTTTAAAATCGGGTCTTGGTTGTACCAGAAAAACTGTAAGCTCTCGTTGATGCCATACTCGACCGTGCCGATTAAATCAAAGAGAGTTCTAACCGCTTCCTTTGCCGTCGTTTTAAATGAAATCGAATCCGGAGAAAAATTGTTTCCCTGAATCGTACCCCGCGTGATGCCTGAGTTTCCGACAATGAAGTTGTCGACGATGTCCTGGACAATGGCGCTCACTTCTTGATTGGTGTAAACCTTGCCTGCCCCTGAGTCATGAACGATGATCCGGTCAAGCCAGCCGAAGTAACCCGTGCATTCAATCGTAATTGAGCCTGAGTTTCCCGTTTGAATTGTGGGCGACACGGCTTCCACGTATCCGCGGTACCAAAGAAGAGCCCCGGAACCCGCCTTCGGAAGATAGATCCTCACGTCATCATCGGGGTTGACCTGAAAATTCTTATAATCTCCATCGACTTTAATGGTCGCCCGGCCGCAACCTCCGATCCGGTTCCACTCCCACGAAAGAGCGGTGACTTGAGATTCGATCCTTCGTTTCAGGGTGAAGTTTTTGTCCCTGATCTCAATCGCATACCTTGACGGAGAGATGGTAGTGACAGGGGCGCGTGCGGAATAGTTAAGAATTATGCCCTGTTCGGGATCAGCAACAACGCTTGAGGGCGAAACAATCCTGGCTGACATCTTAGGTCGCGTTTGTCCTTATTTTGTGTTCCCAGTTTCGGGCGACGCCCGCCTTCGTAAAACGCAAAATAATCTCATCGCCGTTTAAGTCGCCTGCCGCAAGGTCGATCTTGTACCAGCCCGAGCCCACCTCGGACGCGGCGTTGGCGCACGCGCCGAAAGCCCCGCCGTCGATTGAGCGGGTGCAACTGATGCCTGTAAGGCCGGTCTCCGGGGTTTTGCCGTCGGTGTCGTCGACCATGAGAAACATATAACTCGTGTACGCCGTGTTTTTCTTGAAAGCCGAGTTTATCTTCACATTCGGCTGATCCAAATCAATCTCATGCTCCGCGCTGGCGTTCCCATAAATCTCAACGTAGATTCCCTGATCCTCGAAAACCTTTGTCGCGTCCTGGTCAATGACGCTTATGGAAATCCTCGCCGCTTGTGTTTCCGTTGCAGTAAGAACGAGCTGATACCATCCGCTCCCGAGTTCAGTCGGAAGATTCGTCGTGTTGGCGAACGCCCCGCCGTCTTTTGAGATTTTGACGTCCCCGGCGGCGAAGGTTGCGCCCGTTTTAAAATCCACCGCCCCTCTTGTGACAAGCGGAAACATCACGGTTTTTGACTGGTTGTATTTGGATAAAATAATCATCGAAGAACACCCCTTTCAACGCCGCGAAGTTCTCTTCTGTCCATGATTCCGAGAGAGCCAGGCGATATGTATGCGGTAAGACCAAAGAAGGCGGGGATAATGGACGAGGGCGTCCCGGAGGGCAACGTGATCCAGTTAATAATGTCGCCTTGGGCGACGTTGACGGTATTCACAAGATCGCTTGCAAACTGAGGGCCCGTGCCTGTAACGGTGATTGACAAAGACTGAGTGACGTTATTTTTTCTGACGGCATATTGGTAGGATTTACCGGCTCCGGGGCCGTTCGTGGTTTCCATATAGAGGTTTTTTAATATGAAGTCCACCGGAGCGATGCTGACAAAGCTTGACTCCGTTGACAAATAACTCCAGTTCCCGCCCGTCATCATGTAGTTGTTTACGGTAGAGGATGGGTTGCTTAAACCGCTGACGTTGAGGATAAGACTCTCGCCGTCGACGTCCGGATCAAACTCCAAACCCCAATTCGACCACGGGACAGAAGGCGTCCCACTCGGCGTGATCCTGATAGAAATAATATCCCCGGCGACAACCGTAACCGAATTGACTATGTCGCTTCCGCTTGTGTTGGTGTCAGAGATCACGACTTGAAGCGCAGTTGCCACGCCGTTTTTCATGAGTGTGTAGGTGTAAGACTTCCCCACCCCGGGTGAAACAGCGTTAAGTTGAACATAGAGATTCTTAATAACACCGGGCGAGGTGATTTTTTGCCGCCTGTTTGCTTCCGTAGCATTGTTTGAAAAACATCCTTGGACAGCCCAATAAGTAACGGCGGTGCCACTTGGGGTTAAATCTCCGCCAAAGATGCATGAAGTTCTAACCGCGGCATCAATAACGCAAGCCCATGCGATATTGGCCGCTGTCGGGGTGCCGCTGGGGGTCACTTGAACGTCCAGTTTATCGCCGGGCGACACCGATACCTCATTCACGAGATCCGCGCCCTGCGTGGCGGTGTCTGAGATCGTCACCGATATGCTTGTATCAACGCCGTTTTTTCTTAATTTCACTAGCCAAGACTTTCCAGCGCCGGGTGCGGTCGAGAAGCGCACACGAAACAACTTGATCGTCCCGGCGATGGGCATCGGTTGGTAACAGGTATCCTCGGCCGATTGGGCGGACTTATTCCCGCCCACGAAACTGAAATACCTCACCGCCGCGGTGTTCGGTTGTTGCGTTCCTTGCAAATTAAAAAGTGGAGTTCTCATAATCAGTAAAAAGCCGGTCTAAAAATAATCTGAACTCTCGTGCCGTTTACACCTGTGAAAACAAGCGAATTGTTGCCGGGATTTAAGGTGATGAAGTCCCCCTCGAAGTTTTTGATGTCATCCGCGCCGTTATTGGTGACGGAAAGATCGGGGCTATCCATCTTGTTATTCACGATCAAGTTTTGACCGGCGAACACCGTCCCACGGTACTGCATGGTCTCAGCCGTCGTTTGGTTTTCGAGTCGGCAGTCGTCTTGGATTGTTGCTGTCGCGTGGGATATTTGGACTTTCACACGCGCTGGGGCGTTGCCCGTATTATTCACAATGAATGGAGTCCCAACCGTGACCGGATTTTGGTCGCTTGTGGTAAGACTCGCCGCATACCAAAAGGGGTCTTGTGCCACAAGATCCACCGAGAAGTCTGAAAACGTCCGAAGCGTCTTATACGAATACGCGAAATTCCGGTACTGAACTTTAAGAATCCTGTCATCATCCAGCGTCAAATTCTGTTCGGATGATCCCTCAAACGCGCCTTTTAAACCGTCGAGTTTCGATCTTAAATTGTCATAGTTTGAACCCGTGATCGTGCCACGGATCCGGACGCTCAAGGTTTTTCGCTTGCCGATAGGGATCACCGATCCGTGGAACTTCGGAAGGTCAAACTCTTGAATACTTTTGGCAACGCTGACGTTGATATCTTCGACGGCGATGTTGTTCGCCTGGTCGAGATCAAACGTCCCGATATTTATGTCTATTTCGTCAGCCATTAAAGTCTTTCCCTTTCCACGTCAATAAACTGCGAAAGCCGGGGCCCGATATTTCTTACGACCTGATCCGCTAAATTGTCGGGAGTAAAAACGGGGTTATTGATCACGACCTGGATGTGATAGACGTTCCCGCCAGAGCCTTGGTTTGGCAGAACTGCCGAGCCTCTCGGTAGAAAAACTCTCTCAGGACCCCGCTCGCCCACTTGAAATACGCCTGCCCGGCTAACCTCCGGTGTTCCCCCGGCCAGGCCCTGAACATTCGTAACGGCCTGGACGGACTCTCCGCGTGAAGCTTCAAGAGCCCGCTCGGCCGCTTGAAGCTGGTTTAAGGCATTGACGGTCTGGACAACGGTCACGGCGACTTTTAGAAGCTTGAGGAATGGGTTCACCGAAGACTGCATGACCTCGACGGCTACGACAACAGCGCGAAGGACAATCGCAACGCCCTTTAAAATGCCTTTCCCGGAGGCAACCGATACCGCATCCAGAAGATCCGCTGTTGCGAGCGCCGCGACCTTTTGTGTTTCAAATCTTGCTTTCGCCGCTTCGGCCATTACTTTGCTTTTAGCTTCCTCAATCGCCTGAAGCTGCTTTAATTCAAGATCAGAGAGTTTTCCTTTTGCTTGAAGTTCTCTTTGTTTTAAATCAAGGGCTTTTAAGGTTTCCTGTTCGCGGAGTTGGGTTGCGACGGTGGTGTTTCTTAAGATCGTATCGATCTTGATCTGTTCCGACCCAAGAAACGACTCGAGGATGATCCGGTCTTTTTCGATTTGAAGCGCTTTATCCCGTTCCGCCTGCTCAAAGGCTTCAACGGCCTTTTGAGCGTTTTCATCAAGTAGGATGCCCCGCTCTTCGGCAAGCCTAGCGCCTTGGTTTTCGCGGATTTCACGCTGTTTTTCGTCAAGCTCAACGGCCTTTCTTATGAGCTCGTCATACGTCGCCTTAAGCTCGTCTGACTTTGTGGTGTCAACACCTCCCACGATTCCACGCAAAGGGTCAATCTTGGCGGCGCCTGATTTGATTGCTTGGATCCGCTCATTGGCTTTCTCAAGGGCGATCATGAGGCCCGTCACGCCCGCGGCCGCGATGATTGAGACCTTCTCGAGCTCAAGCATGGCGGATCTTGCGGCATTCTGCACTTCAACGCTCGCGAGAGCCTTCTTTAACTCAACGAGCTGATCGGTGAGAAGCTTTACAGCGCCTTTGAATTCGGGTGTTTTCGTTACAAGGTCTCCGAAGCCCTCGAGAACTTCATTCCAGGCGTTGCCCAGTTGCGCGACCGCACCCCCGAAGCTTTCTACGTCTTTTTGAGCCGAGCCGCCCATCCGCTGTTCGATGAGTTTTAAGATTTCCTCAAACTTCATGGACTTTAAGGTGCTCTCATCGATCTTGATCCCAAGTCTTCCGAGTGATTCGACGTTTCCAGTTGCGGCTTTTGCCATAAGAGAAGATGCCGAGGCCAAGTCCTTGCCGGTAGCCGTCGCAAGATCAAGCGTTGCCTGGGTAACACGTGCCATCTGTTCGGGTGCCACGTTTCCGATGGTGACGAGGGTCTGCATCACTTCGAGAATCGCGTCATCCGCGAAACGCGTGTTTTTCTGCAAGCTGTCCGCCATCGCTTGATACTTGGCCGAGAGATCTTCGGTAAAAGTGCCTTGAAGCTCCATAGCCGTATTTAAGCGCCTCACCGCATCTTCTTGGGCGATGGAGGCCTTGACGGCGTCGGTCATAAAACCAATGACCGGCTGCAGGGCTTTTTCGATAATAAAAAGCTGGGAGGCAAACCCCGCCCAGCTCAAGTTCATCGAATCGACAGACCGCTTGGAATCGTCGTCGATAGTTTTAAGAGCCTTGTTCAGCTTCGACAAGGCCTCTTTGTCATCAAGTAAAAGTTTTATTGAGAGTTCTTTACTCATTATTTAAATCTTTCAAGCTTCAGTGAAAAAAGATAATCCAAGTAATTCATGGTCTCCACGTACTTATTCGGCTGGTCGAGATATCCGCCTGGAAATGGCAAGATCCCTTTTTCGCGCCAGCCGTGCATTTCAAGCGCCTCATAAGCAAAGTTCGAGTTCTTTAGATAAAAAGCCGGGCAACGGTCGATAAAAATACCGTCCACCGAAAAGGAAAGCTCTTTTGGAAGCGGCTCGTCACAACCAAGCTGTGAACGGATGAGGGGCCCGGCTGTCTCGCAGTCATGACTTTTTACAAGCTCATTCTGCAGGACAGCCGTGATCAGTTTTTTCTTTCGTCCTCGCTCAAAGCGTTAAAACTGATAACCTCGTTCCCGAGCCTTAAGATCCAGCGCTGAAGGTCGTAGAGAGCGATTGTTTCATCCGAAACAAGTCCGCCATCATCGGCCTTAAAAAGAACTTCCTCACCCGACTTTTTCTTAATCCCCGAATGTCCTGAAACGCCGTGTCTTACAAAATCCCGGAAAGCTTCCTGAAGCATCTCCTCGGCTTCGAGATACTTTCCCTCATCCTCGATCTTTACTTTTTCGACGTCCCCCACGGAAAGCCCGGGCTTGCCGCCGTTTAAAAACATTCTTGACCTGGATAATCTTGCCGAAAGACGCCGGAATGTTTTCGGCTCAATGACCTTTAAAAGAAACTCCACCCCGTCGATTAAAACCACATGCGTGTCTTCAAGCTCCCGGATATTCATTGGTTTATTTCCTCCTTAAAAATCATGTGAACACAATCGAAAGCTCATCGTTCATGGACGAGCGCGAAAGCTGAAACGGAATCGGATGCACCCGGATCCCGTCCTCGTCCTTTTCAGGGATCTGCCGGATCCGGCATTGGTTGGCCGTGATCGCGCAAATATTCCCCGCCACAGCTCCCACGACGACGCTTAGAACCTGAACGGTGTCGGCTTCGTACTTCGTGTACCAGTTCTTTGTGGCAAGGACTGTCGCTTCAAGCGAGATTTCTCCGTCGGGGTTTCTGTCGACGACGTCAAAACCTCTTACGCCGTGAACGCCTGTAAGATCGGCGCGCTCGGTGATTTTGTTGTTTAACTTCAGCATGATTTCGCGGATGATTGCGGCGAAAGCGTCAAAGGTGGCCACAAGGTTTTTACAGACCACGGGGACCGTTGTGTCGTAGGTAGGGCTTGAAGGCACCGCCGCGTCGGTCGGCGTTTCGTAAAGGCCGGACATCGTCCACTTCACCATTCCCCGCTCGCCTGCGGTGAGGACGATTTCAAAGGTGCCGACACAACCCTGGATCTGATAAAGCTTGCCGTCCATATAAAGATAGATCGTGCAGGACTGAAAGCTTGAAGACACCGGCGCGTAGGTCACCGAGACCCCCGCCGAGATGGCTTCACTCATGGCGCAGGCCTTGAAAAGAGCCGAGACGCCGCGGGGCGCTGTTCCGGCCGCGCCGCTTCCGCGAAGCTCCGTCATGAAAGAAAAATTAATCCTTCTTTTCCCGCCAAGTTCCTTTAGCTTTGAGAGCCCGTGGGCGAGATCTGATCGCTCAAGCGTGTCTGTTTGCGGATCCACCTCCGGCTCAAAGACCTGCACCGCGTCCGCTGTCGGCAAAGGCGACGGGTCCACCCCATAGGTTGTTTCCACCTCCGCTAAAACCACTCCAATTCTTGATCTCATTTTTTTCTTCCTTTCTAACCGGCCGTTTGCGGATCGGTTTGTTTGTGGCGATATTCAATTTCAACCGTGATGATTAAGCCTGCGTGTTGCTGGCCTTCGATTGTTTCAAAAGTCTCGATGTCGGTGATCTCCGTATCGACTGCGTTCCCGGCTCTTGTGACATCCGCTTGAAGAGCCTTTTTGATGTCGCCCAAGAGACTGTTTAAAATCTTGTCCGTGGGCGTTGCCGCGCTTTCTGTTTCGTTTTGCCTTACCCAAAGCTCGAGGAACACGGCAAGAAGACAGTGCGTGAGGTTATAGGCTTTGCCGTCGCTGTCTTTTTCAGGGCCGCTGTTAATGATGATCGCGGGAACGTTTGCCTTGTTGTTCCCGTTCATATTCCAACGCTCGACGCTTGCGATATTATTCTCGTAGCCGCCTGCGACCAAGATCCCGCTTAAAGTCGTGACAAGATTTGCGAAGATTTTTTCTCTTACGGTGTCAGCCATTTAAGCCCAAGCCTCCTTGGCTGCGCGGATGACCGCCCTGTCGACAATCGAAAAGGCCTCGGCTTCCATTTCTTCCCAAGTTTGGTAGAAA